CATTTTCTACCTCCGAAGCTGGGAAAAACAGTCCCAGTTCATACTTTGTGCCCAAGGGCATACTGTATGATTTTATCAAAAAAAGCTGGAACTGTCACGAACTATGGTATAAGTGACCAACGTTTGCAAATATTTTCAGTTGCTTGTCAATAGTTGAATTTTTGTTTATTTTTCTTTTAAATCATTCCCATTAATTGCTATCGTTTTTTTAAATCGTATTCATCTTCGTATTCATTTTTATAATCATATTTGCCCGTATAGTTGAGAAGAGTTTTAATTTAATTCTAATAGTTTACAAAAGGATCAGTGAGTAATTTCACTGTTTTTATTTTTGACAAAACCACTACTCCCCTCAAATCAGATGATTTTACGCATTTGAAATGCGTTTATTCGCTTTACATTACTTGGATTTTAAATCCAACCTTTTTCAGAGCAAACAAAAAAACCGCAAGCCTGAGCCTGCGGTTGGTGTAATCTATTTTTGATTTTATACAGGTTTTTAGTCAGATCTTTAAGAAAGCAATTCGTTAACTCTATCTTGCACGGCTTGCGCATTATATCCCGCATTTGTTAGATTGTCAAAACGTTCTTGTCCATTGCCCCAAAGGCCTTGGATGACCTCGTTTGCCACACTTTCGAGGTCTGAAATATCGTTTCCACTATTCAAGAGACTATTAACTCTATCTTGAACCGCTTGTGCGTCGTAACCAGCGCTCGATAAATTATCATATCTTTCTTGCCCATTGCCCCACAAACCCTGTAATACTTCTTGAGCTACGCTGTCAAGGTCTGAACTAGCGCTATTGCTTGGTGTTTCGTCATTTAAAATAGCGTTAACTCTATCTTGCACGGCTTGCGCATCGTAACCAGCGTTTGTTAAGTTGTCGAAACGTTCTTGTCCATTGCCCCACAAACCCTGTAATACTTCTTGTGCTACGCTGTCAAGGTCTGAATTAGCGTTTCCACCATTTAGAAGACTATTCACTCTGTCTTGTACAGCTTGTGCTTTGGGCTTAGCTTCTTCATCATCTAGTAAAACAATGTTCTTGTCGTAAGGATTTGAAGAGTATTGCCACCAGCGAATACCATCCATGGATGGGAAATATTCAAAGTCAGCGTTCCCATCGTTCAAGCCATATCCTGCAATCCAAAGGCTATTTGGGAATTTTGCAAGAATCTGTTCATAATAGATATTATTAAGTGTAAATGGCTTGTAGCTGTAATAGATTGGCTCATAGCCGTTTTCTTTGAGGATTTCCATAAAGCGAATACAAGCATCTGTGTTTGCCTGTTTATCTCCACTAGCGTGATCTTCGTAATCAAGACACAAGTATTTTACTTTTTGAGGTACATTATTAAGAAAGTAGCGTGCCTCTCGTTCGGCTTCTTCAATGTCACCTCCAAACCATGCGAAATGATAAAATCCAACAGGGGTTGATTGCTCAACTTGAGCGGACAGGCAAGGGTTGATATAGCTTGTACTTTCAGAAACTTTGATAATAGTATTCTGTGTACCCATATCCTCCAAAATACCTGTAATATCGTATCCATTATGGCTAGATACGTCGATGAATAAATCGTTTTTCTTCATTGTTCTCTCCTAGTCTTCGCTTGGTTCGTAGTATTCGAGTGCACGTTTGCTGTCCGAAATCCCTGCTGTGGTTGGGTCTGGAATGATATTTAGAATATTTACAATCGTCAAACCAAGAAGATAAGGGTTTGAGAAAAATTTTCCTAGCAAGTCAAAGATAACTCCCCAACTAACCAAATCTTCCATTTTGAGATTGAAATATGCGAGAATTGGCAAAACTAATGCGAATGCCACTCGCAATAAGAATGTTTTATTTTTAAAGTTAAATCGTACTTTCCAGTTAATCATTTATTATTTTCCTTTCTATTATGGCAATATTGTTGGCCATGGGTCGTCTGTTAGATAGCTAATTAAGCCTACACGAATGTTTGTGATATCATTTGTTGTTGGTATTGGCTTGAAAAACCCTAACAGCATGTAATTCCCGTCAGACTTTCCGCCTAGATACAAATTCCCAGCTAACTCAAGATTTAAATATAAATTGCCGACTAATGACGCTTCGCTCCTAAAACCTGCAGGAATCCCTCCATTTCCTAAAATCATAGCGCTAGTGTCCCCTCGGAAACCAGCGAAACCTTTGGCTCCACGTCTAATTATTCCAAAATATCCCCAATCTAAGCCTCCAAATGAAAAACTAACCAAATTATTTACTCTTCTAATTTTTACCTCAGATTTTTTGTTGTTCTCGGTTGTTAAGGACAAAGCATTCAACGTTCTCCATCCAGTATCACCAATCAAGACACGCCAACCCGTGTTACCATTTCCGCTCTCTTTAATCCACTTGAGAGCGCCATTCGTCGCATTGACATCTACATAGGTCGTCCCTATTTCGGCCGTTATACGATCTTCTGGTGAGCCTGTACCACGGATTTCATGCCCTACGTTCTCTGGTAGTGGCAGAGTGACCCTGTTGCCTCCCGTGATACCAAGAGTATTTCCTGTCAAGGTCAGCCTTGGTTCAGGCTTTTGGTTCAGCACCTTCACATCCCGACCGACTGCTTGAGCAAATTCCTCTAAATTACTCATGGCAATCACGCTTTCGCTGTGTTATAGGCTGCGACCAGGTCAACATTGGCAAATTCGTCAATACGACGACCAAGGTCAGCCAGTTTCTGCACAACTGCGCCTTCGGTATCGCCACTCATTGCAGCAATCTTCTCAGCGATTTCTTTGAGTGTATTGAGGTTTTCAGGGACACCCTCGCCCAAAATATCATTCTTGACTGCAGTTTTAGCCTGCTCGATAGCCTGCATTAAAGTAGCATTGTCAATCTTTGTATTGATCAACTGCATCATTGTCTTGTTATCCGCTCCCAATGCCGAAGCGAATGCAATTAGTTTGCTTGTATCCATAATTTTCTATACCTTTCCAATGTTGTAGTACGTTAGCAAGTCAGGAAATTCCTGACTCACTGTGCCATCACTGCCTACAGTCTTTCCTGCAAGCTGTTTCTTAACTTCTTCTGCGATATCCAGCTCCTTAAGAGCATGAACTTCCTCTGTGACCAGGTTCTTATCCGATTTTGTGATTCGGATTTGAGTCGAGTCATCGCTTGGGAATGTATATCCTCCCGCTGCTACCTCGATTCGATATAAGCCAGCAGGTAAAATCATTCCCAAATTGAAGGCGACTGCGCCATTTGTCACGACTGCAGTTTTGTGCAATTGCTCCTGACCTCTCGTCAACGTGATAGTTGCCTCTTGTCCTTCAAGTTGTGGAATCGGCTTATGATTTTCATCAAGCAAAGAAAAGGCAAATGTGGAAGCCACATCGCCCTGCTTAACTAAAAATCCACCGTCCACTTGTTCGAGATTGGTTGAATTAAGAACATAAGCCATTCTTTGCTCCTTTCTCGTCTTCAACTAAAATGTCGTCCCTAATCTGCAATGCTTCAAAATTGTTGTACAAGTGGTCAATGTAGCCATTGCCTCCAAGAGCTTTATAGCTTTTGTGCATGTTTTCGACCACGTAGAACTCGTCCTTTGTGGTAAACCCACGTCGGATAGCTCTGCGAATATCACGATCAAGACGCATCCTCATAGTTACCAGGTGCGCCTCGTCGTGTAACTTCAGTTTCTCTTGTACTTCGTCAATTTTGGTGTTGTTCTCATCGGCAGTAACCTGGACATCTTTGATTTGTTTCTTGACATCATTCAATTCTGAAATGATTTGGTCTGTCTGTTCCTTGGTCTTCTTCGGCATTTTATATCCAAGCCAAGCTACGACGATTGGTGTCGCTACTGGTAGCACATTCATGAAGAAATGTTCTGCTGATTGTAAGATGTCCATAGGCACCTCTATTCTTTAGGTTCGTACTTCCATGCTGCGCCTGTTCCGTCCATTTCAAGACGACCATTTCGAGCAAAGTCGCTGACAGATTCGCCATTATAAGTAAATTCACGGTTAAGCTGAACCAAGACACGCTTACCTTCACCATTCACTTCAACGTGCGCTGGGTCTTCGATAGTAATCAAGTCATGTGCCATATAATGCTTACCAACTTCAGCAAGTGGAATCAACTCTACCAATTCCTTGTAGATAGTTCCATAAGCGATTGTCTTGCCTGCTACGGCATTTAAAACAACCGCATGGATGATTTTACCATAACGATCTGTTTCGGCTTGATTGTGCTTAACTGCTTCATCTGTCGCAGTTTGTTTCGCTTCAGTTTCAGCAATTTTATGTGTTGCTTCTTCCAGTTTCGCTTGCGTTTGAACGATTGCACTTGCTGGATCTAGTTCTGCCTTAACCACATCAAGAACTGCCTGGATAAGCACTTCCTGGCTTTCGTGTGTACGGTCGCCGCTTAACCCTGCTTGCTCATAGCTATATCGTTGGCCATATTCTTTCTTGATTGTAACAATCGTTACATTCTCTGGTTGACGGAAATAAGGGTTATTTGCTAGTTCGTATGTTTGTGTCATGTTCTATTCTCCTTTTTGCATTTTAGCTTTTGTTTCTTCGAAAAGTTCTCTGAGAGCCGGTTCGTATTTCAGCACCTCGTTCATTGCTTTTAATTCGCTTGTTGCAAGTTGGTAAAATGCCTCATTTTGAGCCGATTCCAACTCACTTTTAGCCAATTTAGTTGCTAGTGAGTTCATCACTAATTGATCCAGTGTTTCGTTCATGCTATTTCCTCCAATTTTTGATTTAGTTCTTGTACTGCTTTAATTAAGTAAGGCACAAATTTTGAGTAATTGATTGTTAAGTGATTATCCTCGCCCTCGTATTTCTCGACAGAACCAGGGATAATATTTAACACTTCTTGCGCGATCAGACCGATTTCTTCATGAGTCTTATCCT